AACAAGTAAGCATATGTGTAAACCACCAGATGCTACGAATAATGGCAATAGTGTTTGCTTGTCGATCTGTTTCACCAACTTTCTCCCCTAATGATTTAGCCCAAATTCTCCACCACATTCTAATTCTGCTATAAGTCTTTAGCTTCATACGAGTTTACTCCAGTCTGTATCTTCAGGCATCATCTGTATCTGACCCCCAAATTGTTCCTCTTTTTTGAGTTTATTGTATATACCTGCGTTATTCATACGCAAACCATAGCCTTCTTTGTGACATCTGTAGAGTGAGCCGCTTTCACCATAGAACTCATAGTAGTCACCATCTTCTTTAACTTGAGTAACACCGCTATTGATTCTCCAACTGTCATTACCCAAGTACCCACCACTCCATCCTGCTAGAACTTTGTAGAAAGGGAAAGCACCTTTGCCTTCTTTGATCTTTAGTACTACCCAGTTGTCTGGTGTATATTCAGTCACGTTCCCAAACTCCTATGTACCACTCGTTAAATGCTGTAAAATCTTCTTCTAGTTCAAAGCGTACAGTATCAAAGTATACGTCTGTAAACTCTTTAATATCATATCTCCATTGAAAGCAGTGATCTTTACACCACTCTCTCACTGCACGCCGAAGGTCAGTATGTGCATCAGTGTCATAGTCGCTATACGGTATCCATTTACGTTTATGATCTACAATCTCTTGGGGTGTCATAGGTCGTTCTCCGATATAATAGCAATGTGTTCATCTGCATCAAAGTGATAGCCTACTGCCTGCATAAAGTATTGAAAGTGTTCTAACATATCATCGCGTCTTATATCTTTCTGCATAATATCATAAGTAACTCTAGTATTTACAGAGCTGTTAATCGGACACTCATACGGGTGGCATATAAACTGCACATACGGTCTATCCAATTCTTGATGAGTCATTCTTGTCTACCTCTCTTTTCATTTTATCGTAATTTATTTTATCGTCATAGTCATTTTGCTTATCTTGTACCGTTAAGTATGATCCCCACAAGCCTGCTGTAAAGAGCACTATTACAAATACTGAAATAATTATATCTAACATTATACATTCTCCCACAATAAATCGGTGAGTATAGTCTCATAGCCATAGGCTTCAACTTCCCAAGGCAGATCCATATAATCTACATGGTCACAGTCGATAACTTCTTTGTTATGCTTCCATACGTTATCAACCATGTTTATTTGTCCTCTGCAAAACTGCTTAGCATGAACTAATTCGTGTGCTATGTTTGATGCCAGCTCATGATCTTCGTATGCAATCTCTTCTCCGTCCATGACCCAGTGGGTAGCAAGACTAACAACAGCTTCTACCTCGTCACCGATACAGAAACCTGCGTGAGTACCGGGAACACAGTCATGTTCTTCTTTAGTGTCTACAAATTTTAGTAGTTCAAAATAAATGTCGTAAGTCGCATCCGTAGGAAAAAGGGAGACAACACATTCGTCAATAAAAGTACCAAACTTGTCTAACGCTTTGTTCTCGGTATATACATTAATCATTTAATTCTCCAGTTTAGAATATAATTATACGCTTATCTGAGTAAGCTGTCAAGAACTATTTCATGGAAAGCGGGTTTAACGCTTGAGCTTCTCGCCTCTTTCTCTCTCTATTAACTGCGGCAGCTTTCTTGCGCTTCTTTTTAGATGTTTTCTTTTCGTGCTGTTGTTTTTCTTTGTAGTCATACAACACATTGCTTTCTGTTACTTTCTTGCGAAATACACGCAAAGCTTGTTCTACATTACCGTTTCGTACTTTAACTGTCATAGATCACCGTCCCTATCTATATACATCCATACGCCTAGCAAGGCAAATATTACTGTCCATTCTAATAATCCCATTATGTTTTAAACCTGTATCCTCTTTTTCTTAGATAAGCCACTTGGTTACGAATAGATTGCTCTGTTCGTCCCGGCAGCATATACATCATTGACTCAATATCTTGGTAGAAATAATGGGCAGCAAGCAATTTGCGCTCATCATCAGTCCAAGGCTTTCTTTTATATTTTTTCATGGAAGTATTATATCGAAATACGGGTATGTTGTCAAGAAATTTTTTTGGGGTCGCTTAAAAATTCTTCTTGACATTTAACACTATTTTAGGTATAATTGCCCTAAAAGAAATAAGAACTTTATTCGGCATTCCAAAGATACTTCTTGACTGTGCCCTTATTTATGCGTATAATAGTTATTCTGAAATGGAGAACTAATCCAAGACACGGAGAAATTAAATGTTAGAACTAGCTGTACTTGCGTTTTGTATGATAGGCTGTGGACTTCACTGCCATGCTTTAGGAAAACAACAGGGTATCGAAGCAACTGTAGAACATCTTATAGAGGAGGGACTACTAGAAGTAGATGAATAAATTAATAATTAGAACGGAAGTAGGCAAGAACGTAGTAGATCGTATGTACTTTGTAGAAGATGCACACACTCTGTATGTTAGAACAACTAATCTACAGGTAGCAGAAGACCTATTCAAACAACTCAAACTAGAATACCAAGAGGAATTAAAAAATGCCAGTAAAATTTAAAGAATCAAGCTCAGTATTAGTAGATCGTCAAGCTAAGAAGTATAAGAAAATAAATTACTACTTGCACGCCACGCCTACAGAAACTATCGTAAAGGCTATTGAAGACGGTAATGCAAAGCCTAAGCACAAGCAGAAGTGGCGCAATGAATTGGTACGACGCGGTGTAATGAATGGGTAGTGAAATAACAATTTATAGCAGGGATGCTTGTATTTATTGTGACATGGCGATTAGACTTGCCGTGAGTAAGAAAATGAATCTAACAGTACTAAAGTTAGATAAAGACTATAGCATAGAAGAGTTTACAGCTAAGTTTATGTATGCTAAAACTGTTCCCCAGATCATATTGAACGGGGAACATATAGGTGGATACCAAGACCTAAAAGACTTGGTATAGGAAAGTAGTCTCCCTGGAGTAGGCTACGAAAGGGCCTATGGCCTAAGAAGTATGGAGAAGAAGTGTGGATAAGAGAGAAGAGGCCGTGTGCTATTTATGCAACATGGTTACAGCGATTAGTTGTTTAGCCTTACCGTTTATAACAATATACGCCAGCGCAGTAGCAGCAGGATAGGAGAATAACACATGAATAGGGAACAAGTACAAAAACAATTAGCAATTGACGAAGGGATAGTAAACGCAGTCTACTTAGATCATTTAGGCTATGCCACTTTTGGCATCGGGCATCTAATATTAGAAAAAGATCCAGAGTACGGCTTAGACGTTGATACTCCTATATCCGAAGAGAGGGTTACAGAAGCGTTCCAAGCGGATTTAGATATTGCAATTAGCGAATGTAAAGTTCTTTATAGTATGTGGGATACTTATCCAGAGGAAGTACAAGAGATACTAGTAAACATGCTATTTAATCTTGGAAGACCTCGCCTTACTAAGTTTAAAAACTTTAAAAAAGCAGTTGATGCACATGATTGGGCACAGGCAGGTATAGAAGGCAGAGACTCTGCTTGGTACAGGCAGGTCGGTAATCGTGCAGAAAGGCTGATGGTAAGAATGGAAAGTGTCTAAGCTTCTAGTAGGAATCATAATAGCGATGGGTGGTGCAGGTTTTCTGTACTACCAATTCGCTATTGTGCCTATGAAAAATAAATTAGAAGAACAGACAGCAGTAATTTTAGCCCAAGACTTGCGAGATCAAGAGCAGAAAGCTACAATAGCCGCAATCGTTGAGACAGCAGAGAAGACAGCACTAGCTAGTGCATCTCTTCAGAAGCAGAATCAACAGTATGAAACTCAGATGTCTGACTATTTAGATATTTTTCGTAGACACAATATAGCCCAGCTTGCTAGTGCAAAACCTGGGTTGATTACAAAAAAAGCAAACAAAGCAACAAAGGAGGTCTTTGATGAAATTGAAGATATTAGCAGGCGCATTAATTCTCTCAACGATTAGTGGCTGTAGCTTATTACAAGTACCTGCTCGTGAAGTAGAGATTATCTCTAAACCTATCCAGATTATGATTACACAACCTATCATGCCACGACCCCTTGATCTCAAGGAGCCGAACTGGTATGTAGTATCAGATGCTAAGATAGCAGGAGAGGATAGGACTTATTTCGACAGATTTGTAGAAGATATTAAAAAGAAACACGGAGGAGACTTGGTGTTTGTAGCAATGAGTGTAGCAGATTATGAGCTTATGTCTTATAATACGCAAGAGTTAAAAAAGTATATTAGCCAGTTGGGCGAAGTAATTATATACTATAAAGAGGTAACTACTAATGAAAAAGAAGAATCCAGTAGCAAAGTTCCAGCGAAGGTACAATAAGTCTAAAGTATTCAAGGATAGAAAACGAGAAGCCAAAAAGAAAGGCGAACTGCATACATATAAGGATGAAGAGTGAGAATATTTGTAGGACATGACTCCACACAACCAGAGAATACAGACGTATGTGTCCGGTCTATAGAAAGATTCGGGCATACAGTAACACTCCTAGATAAAAAAGATTTAGCTAGAGATCATGGGTACAATAGAGAAAGTGAAGATGGTTCTACAGAATTTACTTATACTCGATTTTTAGTACCTTATTTATGTGGATACAAAGGCATAGCAATGTTCTGTGATAGTGACTTTGTATGGCGCAAAGACCCTGCGATACTAAACAACATAGTAGGCGGTGCTCCTGTAACAGTAGTAAAACATTTAATAAAACAAGTACGAGAGTATCATAAGTTTCTTTCTCATAAAAATGAATGGTACCCCCGTAAGTGGTGGAGTTCTATGATGGTATTTAACTGCGAACACGAAGACTGCTCGCAACTCACTTTAGATGCAGTAAACAAACAGAGTCCTCAATGGTTACATAGATTTGAGTGGGCAACCGATATAGGAAGACTCGATGAGTCCTATAACTACTTAGTAGGGTACTACAACTTTGACAAAGACCCAGTAGCAGTACATTTTACAGACGGAACACCAGTCTATACAGATTATTCACACGATGAGTTCGCGGAGGACTGGAATGCACTTAGAGATCTTTAAAGAGTTTATAAAAGATAAAAGTATTATTATAGTAGGTAACGATTCAAACGCTTTACAGCAACTTAATGGAGAGTTCATTGATTCTCATGATATAGTTCTACGGTTCGGTAAAGGATTACCCACAGATAAAACCTCAATGTATATAGGGGCTAAAACAGACATATGGGTAACAGGCCAGCTAAGACAAAAGATAGCAGAGAGAGTGAGAAAGGACGTAAAAATACTTTTTAACAACTCTTTATACGACCCAGTAAGGGGTAGGATAGAAAGAGATCACTTACAGATGTACTCTAACGAAGACATAGAGCTGATACAGGACGCCTATTTTATACCTGATAAGAGAAGACTAAGTGCAGGGTGTGTAACAAGCCATTGGATAGCCCATGTAGCTACTGGATGGAAAAGTCTTACGTGGATTAACTTTGATTGTTTTCGTAATTGGTTTGAGTACTATGACGAAGGAGCAGGCATGAATAGCTTAGCTAGTTGTTGGCATGTACCTTTACTAAGAAAAGACTGGGTAGGGTGGAAGCCCACTGACGGAGATGACCACCCCGCGCACGACCCTAGTACAGAAGAAAGAATTTATAGAGACTTACTTACTTTCCCTGCAACGCATTGGTCTGGTAAGTTCTTTGAAGAAACAAAGTATATAGCTCCTCCTCGCGTTGCATGGACGAAGGGAAGATCACCAGTACGGAAATAGTTCTTGACAGTTTTACTAAATTCAAGTATAATAGTGGTTCAATTGTAGGGAGATTACCATTAATTTATTTTACCTAGACCAAGACCTCGACAAATGTGCTGAGTATCATGTAGACAAGCACATTGTAAAGATGCCCCTAGAAGTAGCACAGCTTATGTGTACTGCTATCTGGGTTGACGAGCATCTAGGCTTTATACCTCGCGCTCTCAATAAAGAAGAGCGAGATCATCTTAATGCCTTAAAAAAAGATATTAAACATCTTCCAATGGAAGAACGACCCTTAACCCCTTATCTACCGATGATGTACAACCACCCTTGCACTATATGGGTACGCTCTTCGCTAGACAATTTTGAATGGACACACTGTTATGGTAATGCTCTCAATGACGAATATCATTATCGCTATGCGAAACAACACAAGTCGATTGTGGAAGTGGTTAACAAGCTACCAGAGCCACGGAATCTACCAAGAAAAGGATTCACCACCTTCGGACTAGCGATGCCTGATGAACTTAAAGACTACGACAACCCTATACAATCTTACAGGGATTACTATCACCTTGATAAAGCCACCTTTGCCACCTGGTCGCATAGGCCCAAACCTGACTGGTGGAACGAAGACTATGCAGACTACGAAAAAAGGATCACAGCCAAATGACACAAGTAAAACTTATATCGACATCTTCGCCTGACCTTATTGCAGATATTGCATATATGGCTAGGGTGTCCAACCCAGCTAACCAGAGTAACGAACTTACCTCTCGTAAGCTAGTAGAGTACCTAATCAAGCATAAACACTGGTCTCCTTTTGAGATGTGTGGTATTACTATGGAGATCAACACTACTCGTGACATTGCTCACCAGATAGTACGTCATCGTAGCTTTGCCTTTCAAGAGTTTAGCCAACGATATGCCGACCCTGCGGCAATGGGCTATCCTTTTGAATTACGAGAAACTCGTATGCAAGATACAAAGAATCGTCAGAATAGTATCGAATCAACAGATAATATCCTAGAGGCTCAGTGGATATTGAGACAGAAAAAAGTAATAGCTTCAGCAGAAAATGCTTACAATTGGGCTATTGAGAATGGCATTGCTAAAGAGCAGGCAAGAGCAGTACTTCCAGAAGGTCTTACTAGGACTCGTTTGTATATGCACGGAACAATACGATCATGGATTCACTTCATTGATGTGCGTACCACTGCTGGCACACAGAAAGAACATATGGATATTGCACGACAGTGTGCATATGAAATCAATCCAATGTTTCCTCTGATTAAGGATTTCGTACATGAGTAATCCACTAGAAAAGCAAGAAGGCGGCCAACACTACAAAGATTTAAAAATACAACCAATCGAATATATCCATGCAAATAACCTAGGGTATATTGAGGGTAATATAGTAAAGTATGTTACTAGGCACTCACAGAAGAACGGTGCAGAAGATATTAAGAAAGTTATTCATTATTGCGAATTATTATTGGAGTTAGAGTATGGCACGAACAAAGAAGAAGAGCTACGAGAACCTATCGCCAACGAACGTGGGGAAGGTGAAGCTCCTGCTAGACTCAACTGTTTCGGAAAAACCTATTACAAAGAAGGAAGCGTGTGACTTATTAAACATCGCCTACAATACTACTAGGCTAGGTAAGATTATAGAAGAATATGATGAGCAAAGAGCATATACCAAAAAACGAAAAGGGTCTCTACGCGGCCGTCCTGCGTCTGATGCGGAAATCAATGAAGCGTGCACAAGCTTCCTCGCAGGCAACACTATTACAGATATATCAAAACGTCTTTTTCGTTCCGCCGGGTTCGTACGAGCAATTCTTGAAAGAGTTGGAGTCCCAGAAAGACCAGGAAACCAAGAAGAAAGACTGACTCCTCACTACTTTCCAGATGAGTGTGTAGCTACAGATTTTGATTATGGAGAAATAGCATGGTCAGCAACGTACCATAGTACAGTTATTATTAAAGAAAGACTAACACCTGAGTACGTATCTTCAAAGAAAGGAATGTCCCCCGTAGATTACGAAAGTAAGTACGGAGGCCCTTGTTACAGTATATATGTAGTGCAGAAGGTTGATAGCGAAGACACGTTCTTCTCTAATGTTACTTCTGGAGGTTTTAACGCATATGCCCCTTCTTACGAGCTGGGCAAGTTACAGCATCTGAAACAGTATGGTGTAAATTTAGAGAGACTATGATTACTATTGGAGAGTCAGCATACGAACCTTTACGCAGTAAGCTGGCGGAAAAACCAGATTGCGAAGGAATAAGAGTAGGAGTACGGACAGTAGGCTGTAGTGGATTGGCCTATGTTTTAGAGTACTCATACAACATGGAACGAGATGATACAGTTATACATGACCGAGGTGTAACACTAGTCATTGACGAAAAAAGTAGGGTATACCTTGCAGGATCAGTACTAGAGTATTTGTACGAAGGGTTGTCAGAGGGATTCAAATTTGTAAACCCTAACGTCACAGCCGAGTGTGGGTGCGGAGAGAGCTTCCACATTAACTAGGAGATAGAAATGGCATACAGTAAACAATTATTAGACCATTATGAGAATCCACGCAATGTGGGTATCCTTGATGAAAACGCCTTTAACGTAGGCACAGGCATGGTAGGAGCACCCGCGTGTGGGGATGTTATGCGTCTGCAAATACAAGTAGATGATAACGATGTAATAGTAGATGCAAAGTTTAAAACATATGGGTGCGGTAGTGCTATTGCAAGCAGTAGTTTACTAACTGAGATGGTGCAAGGAATGACACTAGATGCTGCGTCACAGATAAAGAACACAACACTTGCTCATGAACTTGCCTTGCCCCCTGTAAAAATACACTGTTCAGTACTAGCAGAAGACGCAATAAAAAGTGCGATAAAAAATGTAAGAGATAAGAAAAAATAAGTCTTGACAAGATGGTTAAAATTGCCGTATAATATCTTTTCAAATAAAGGAGAATACCATTGGGCGACCGATTCTATACTCAACAACTACAAGCTCTGGGCGATTGCCCAGGAAACAAAAACCCTAACAGAAGGACACGCAAAGTGGCTTGGGACGACGACAAAAAAGCAAAAGCAGTATCACTATATGAAGCATCAGACCCTACTCCAGAAACATCTATGGAGATTGTAAAAGATATTGCAGAAGAACTAGACGAATCACCTAATGGTGTTCGTATGATCTTAACAAAAGCTGGCGTTTATGTTAAGAAAACACCTGCCGCTAAATCCAGTGGTGGAGCTACAGGCGGAGGGGCAGGTACGCGAGTATCTAAAGCTGCCGCAGCTGATGCGCTTATTGCCGCACTCAGTGATGCCGGACAACCTGTAGATGAAGAGATTATTGCCAAACTTACTGGTAAAGCATCTCAATACTTCACTTCGATTTTAGTTGCTATTAGCGAAGCATAAGTACCTACCCTGCTAGATTCGTCTAGCGGGGTATTTTTGTATCTATAGAAACCACCTTGCTGTAAGTAGTTTCACAATAATGATTGCTGAAATACTACCAAGGAGCTATAGTTGAAAAAGCAAGAACTGGCGCATTTAGTGCGCGAATATGGAGATGCCATTATTACTTATCGTAGTGCACACTCCAAGAAACTAAAGTACAATGTCTGTACCTTAGATTTCACAACACCCTACATCCAGAAGAAAAAGAATAGAGCCAAAGAAACGGATGATACTCTTCTCTTCTTTTGTTGGGATACTGACTCATATAGATTACTCAGACCTTCAAACGTGTCTAGTGTACTGCCCTTGGCATCTATCCTCAAAAACGAGGGTAGACGATAATGGATTTACATCAGGCTCCCGAAGCGTACTCGCGTGTCATACATTATGATAAAGTTAAAGAAGTACAGATAAGACTTACCATTAATACATTCAGAGGTGTAGAATACATGCACTTACGGAAGTATTATATGGATTTTGAAGAAGAATGGAAACCAACACCTGAAGGAGTTGCAATGCCCCTAGACCTTTCTAACTCAAGAGAAATGTTTGCAGGTCTAATAGAGATATTATCTCTAGCAGAGTCTAAAAGTTTAATAGAGGAACATTTCCTAGATCTAATTAAGGATCTCTACAAATAGTTCTTGACAGTGCTGCTTAAATTCCGTATAATATACTTTCTTATTTAGGAAAAGAATATGCGATCATTTTTAGACAGAGCGAGTACTATGTACTACGAAGGTTATCCTCTCATTTCTGATGAAGAGTTCGATCTTCTAGCACAGAAACATAACTACACGACAGTTGGGTATGAGGTTACTGATGCAGTGCCACATACATTCCAAATGTACTCGTTACAGAAGTGTTTTGACTTAGCCAAAGCTCCTTTAGATATTAAGCAGTGTCTTGTTAGTCCTAAATTGGATGGAGCAGCAGTATCTTTACTATATGTTAACGGACACCTAGAGTTAGCTTTAACTAGAGGCGACGGAGTACAAGGTAGAGACATCACTGATAAGATGAAAGAGTTAGTACCTAACCGTATTACCTTGCTCGGTATTAGACAGGTTACTGGTGAAGTTGTTGCCCTTAGTAGTATACCTAATTCCCGTAACTATGCTTCAGGCTCGCTTGGACTAAAAGACTTGAAAGAGTTTAAAACACGTTCACTCAAGTTTGTAGCATACCATTTAGAACCTACTATGCATGGCCAATATAGAGATACTCTACATTCGCTACAGATACAAGGTATGAATGTTGTTACTACCTTCGATTGTACTGACTATCCTACAGATGGGGAAGTTTATCGTATAGGTAATAACAAAGACTTTCAGGGGTTAGGCCACACTTCTAAACACCCACGAGGTGCTTTTGCTCTGAAAGAGCGAGTAGCTGGAGTGGAGACCACGCTGTTGGATGTAGTATGGCAGTTGGGTAAGAGCGGAGTTGTTAGTCCAGTAGCTATTCTAGACCCTATAAAGGTTGGCGATGCTACTGTGGCAAGAGCAACGCTACATAATATCGAGTATATCCGCGATCTTAACCTTGAAATAGGTTGTAGAGTGGAAGTTATACGTTCAGGTGAGATCATACCTCGCGTTGTGAGACGATTAGATTGATTGCTACCTGTAGAAAAATACTTCTTGACAGAAACGTGAAAAACCCGTATAATACATATTCAATTTCAAAGGATTAGCTATGACCATAATCGAAGCCCCAACAAACTGCCCTAGTTGCAGTTCGGCATTAGAAGAGGTCAACTATCTTTTGTTTTGTAGAAATCCGCATTGCGGAGAAAAGCTTGCAAAACTCATCGAACACTTTGCTAAGACTCTCAAGATCAAAGGTCTCGGCCCTGCCACTATCTCTAAACTCGATATTGTCTCTCTCGAAGAGCTTTATGAGTTAACGCTAGAGGACTTTGTCGAACTACTTGGTTCTAGTTTACTTGGTATAAAGTTAGTAGATGAATTGCAACGCTCTAAGAGTGCACCGCTAAATGTACTTTTACCTGCTTTTAGTATACCTCTCATCGGGAAGACGGCTTCGGAAAAACTATCCAAAGTCTGCGAAGATATCGAAGAAATAGACTATGATTTGTGCCGAAAAGCCGGTCTTGGTGAGAAGTCTACAGCTAGTTTATTAAACTGGTTAGAGATGGAATTTTATCAGCAGAGTATGTTACCTTTTAGCTTCAAGTTTGATAACAATCAAACAACAAACATAACCCACGGCACGGTTTGTATTAGTGGTAAACTTACCAGTTACAAAACGAAAGCCGAGGCTCATAGCAAACTACAAGAGCTTGGTTATGCGGTCAAGACAAGCTTGACAAAGGATGTCACGATCCTAGTAAACGAAAGCGGAGTTGAATCTGCTAAAACTAAGAAAGCCAGAGATTCTGGCGTTCAAATCATAACTAACCTTTTAAATTTTATTGGAGAATAAAAAACATGGCACTACCTAAATGGACTGATGAGCGTACTACCGCCCTCACTGATTTTGTCGGTGGCGAAAGCCCCGTATCCCAAGCAACTGTTGCAGAAGCAGCAGATCAGCTTGAAACCTCTACTCGTTCTATCTCAAGCAAATTGCGAAAGATGGGACACGACGTAGAGTTGGCCTCGGCCAATGCTTCACGAGCGTTTAACGATACTCAAGAAGCTACTCTTTCTGCTTTTGTCGCTGACAATAGTGGTACATATACTTACGCTGAAATTGCATCTCATTTTGAAGATGGTGCTTTCTCTGCTAAGTCAATTCAGGGTAAGATCCTGTCTATGGAACTAACTGGCCACGTCAAGCCTGCTCCTAAAGTAGAAGCTGTACGCACGTACTCTCCTGCTGAAGAAGTTACCTTTGTATCTATGGTACAAGCTGGTGCTTTCGTTGAAGCAATCGCGGCTGAGCTAGAGCGTTCTGTAAACTCTGTACGCGGCAAGGCTCTTAGCCTACTTCGTTCTGGAGACATTGATGCTATTCCTCGTCAAGAGACTACCAAAGGCTCTTCTAAAGAAGATCCGTTGGCTAGCTTGAGTGACATTGGTAGCATGGGCGTTGAAGATATCGCTGAAGCGATTGGCAAAACTGCTCGTGGCGTCAAGACTATGCTAACTCGTCGTGGCCTTTCAGCCGCTGACTATGATGGCGCATCTAAGAAAGAAAAAGCATCTGCTTAATCCTTCTTGACCTAGAACTGCCGAGCACTCCTCGGTAGTTCCTTTTTTTAGATTTGAAATCGGGAGACTTTCATTGAACATTGCTAGTGCGCTTATTAAGCAAGTGCTTACGCTACAGGACTTTCAGACCTGGAGTGTGGCGCACAAGCAATATTTTGCAACTGAATATCATAGTCTGTATAAGGTTATTGATAAGCATTGTGAAGAGTTTCATAGAATGCCTACGATTGAAGATCTAAAGTTTGAGATTCGTGATTCAGCTACTCGTGAAAAACTGTACGCAGTAGAAGCTATTGAGGTCGATGCCGATCCCAGTATGCTTCTTGAGTATCTGAAGAACGAATACACTCAAAAAGAAATTCTGGACTCACTAGAAGATTATATTGAAAATTCTGTCGCATTTGAGAATGCACAGGAATCAGTAAACCACCTACATCAGATCGTCCTAGACGTTGAAGATAAGGTTGATCTCGAAGACCCACAAGAAAGTATGCAACGTATTGACTTGTTTGAGCCAGAAGAAGATTTAGCCAAGTATATACCTCTCGGACTCAATGAAGAGTACGACCACGACATTAAGTTCTCTCCTAGAGATCTTGTTATGTTCGGAGGTAAAAGAGGTGCGGGTAAATCAGTTATTTGTGCAAACATTGCTAACAGTGTTTACGCTTCAGGAAGATCGGCTATATATTTCACTATTGAGATGGATAGCCGGTCGATCCTTCAACGATGTTGTTCCATTGCTACCCAAGTTCCTTTCTCTCGTCTTCGTACTCAGAATCTGAGTGTAACCGAGTGGGAAAAAGTAGCTACGTGGTGGGCAGGTCGTTATGTTGATGGGCAAGATCGTTTGAAAGATTATAGACAGCATCGTGACTTTGAAAAGTTGCACATCTCACTAAAGAATACCTGCGAGCTTCTCCCGACTCAGCAGTTAGACGTAGTGTATGATGCATCTCTTACTCTATCCAAGATTCGTGCAGAACTTGACAAAAAAGTCAAGTCTCTGAATGTTGGTGTCATTATTGTTGATTATATTAATCAAGTAAAACGGTCTAGTCTTCCATCGCGTGGCGGTCAGTACGATTGGACTGAGCAAATCGAAGTAAGTAAAGCGTTGAAATCAATGGCACAAGAGTACGATTGTACCGTAATATCTCCCTATCAAACAGATGCTACAGGCGAGGCTCGCTTTGCTAAAGGTATTCTTGATGCGGCAGATGCGGCTTATGCACTAGAAACTTGGGATCATGAAGATGAATGTATTACATTTAACTGTGTAAAAATGCGTTCAGCCTCTATGAACTCCTTTACTTCTACAGTAGACTGGGATACCTTAAAGATAGGCCCAGAGACAGCGATGACTCCTAAAGAGAAAGAAGATTCTTCGCACAAAACTGGCGAAGACATTGATGATCTTTAAAAATATTTCTTGACTTTTGATCTTCTTTTGCGTATAATATACGGATACTTTAAAGGAGAATAGCAAATGGCACTTTCATTCGGCAGTTTACGACACTCTTATTCAGGTAGGAAGCGTAGACCTCTGCCCAAATCTAAACGATATACACCTAAGTTTGAACCCTTAGAAGAGACTACGACTTACCGTAGAGACACTCAATATTATAGTTCTGCCTCAGTAGATGGTGGATCTTGTGAAGCTGTAGACCGCAGTTATACTGCCGGTGCAGACTTTACTGTAGCCCCTGCATATAACAAGGGAGCTTATCAAGTTATTAGTAAAGAAAACATAAAGGATATAGGAAGATGATTAAAAATAGATATGGCGATAGCTGGTGTTGGGAAAAGCAAGACGAGAGCATCTACAGATTTATTATGACAGGTAGCTCGCTTGAGTATTGTCGTTACGGCGGCAAAGAAGGTCAGGATAAGATTGACAACCAGGACTTAGGAATGTTCGATCCTAGTGGCGGCCCTTATATTAGTCTAGGGCAGACTATCGAAGGCAAAGAAATAGTACGGCTTCGAAAGACAGGTGACTACTTCTATGCTGAAGTAGCATAATGACAGTAGAAGAACTATTAGTATCAAGACAAGTATATTTTGTACCTAAAGGTGCAGATGCTATTGTTACGTGTCTCAATCCTGAACACGATGATAGTAGCCCTAGTATGCGTATTGACAAGATCACAGGGATATTTAACTGTTTCTCCTGTGGATACAAAGGCAACATTTTTACCCATTTTGGTGAAAAGGCAAACCAATTACAACTAAGACGAGAATTACTCAAAAAAAGTATTAGAGAGAAGAGGTCTGAGTCGGTTGGTTTGTCCTTTCCCAAGGGTTATGTTCCTTACATAGGTAACTGGAGAAATATTAAACCAGAGACATATAAAAGATTTGAAGCGTTTCAACATCATGATACTGACCACATTGGTCGTATTGTGTTTCCTGTACGAGATATATCAGGTCGCATAGTATCATTCAACGGTCGTCATACTACAGGCGGAACGCCTAAGTATATGATCTCGCCTGCGGGTGCAAAGCTACCTCTCTACCCTATAGTAGAGCCGATACAAGGCTCCATTATCTTAGTAGAAGGTATATATGATATGGTAAATTTACACGATAAAGGACTAACTAACGCAGTTTGTACCTTTGGAACAAAGAACATAAATGAAGATAAATTGCGAATGCTTTCTATACAAGGTGTAGAAGAGGTAATAATTTTCTTCGATGGAGATAGCGCAGGACAGGATGCCGCAGTAGAAGTAAAAGAGATAGCAGAGCGAGTAGGCTTGTTATCTAGAAACGTAGCTCTAACGGATACTGATCCAGGAGCACTACCTTTAAAATCAGTACAAACACTAAAGAGAAAATTATATGCCTAAAGTTGCATTAGTAGAAACTAAACCAAGTAAAACAAATTTCAAGAAAGAGTTTGATGAAGAGTTCGAGTTTGATCAATATCAGCTATGCTCAGATCCTTACCTTAAAAAAGTACTAAAACGAGATTGCGATATTGAAATTGATATTGATGCCTACGACTGGATTATTGTTGTAGGCAGTGACGCACTCAAATATTTCACCTCTGTGAACTCAGTCACAGAATACTCTGGTAAGAAAGTCGAAGAAAAGTTCTTACCTGTCATTAACCCTGCCATGCTCGCATTTAAGCCAGAGGCTCAGCGTACATGGGACGACTCCAAGCAAAGTATCATAGAGTACATAACTGGTAATAAACAAGATACCGTAATAACTACATACAATGCGTGGGGCATACAAGATACGGAGGAAGCTAATGCTTTTATACGCGCTGCTATTTCTGCCCCTCTGCCTTATGTTGCTCTTGACTCGGAAACAACCGGACTATATCCACGTGATGGGCATATGCTTGGCATCTCTCTTAGCTATGAAGCTGATCGTGGAGCATATATAGATACAGAATGCTTCGATGAAGAGAGCGAGGCTTTGTTGCAAGAATTGTTTGACAAGAAGACTATAATATTCCACAATGCCAAGTTTGATATGGCATTCTTTGAGTACCATTTCAACTTTAAATTCCCTAGCTTTGAAGATACTATGTTACTGCACTACTTGATTGATGAGAACCCCGGTACTCATGGTCTGAAGCAGTTATCAATGAAGTATACAATCTATGGAGATTACGAGAAGCCGATGTATGAGTGGATAGACAACTATCGTAAGCAGAACGGTATTCTCAAAAATGACTTTAACTGGGGAGATATTCCCTTTGACATAATGAAACTATACGCAGGTATGGATGCTGCTTGTACTTTTCTTATCTACGAGAAGTTTGTAAAGATTAAACAAAATAAACGTCTAGCTAAAGTCTATGACAACATACTAATACCTGGGTGTCGTTTCTTAACGGACATTCAAGACAATGGCGTACCCTTTGATAAGCACCGTCTGCTTATGGGCCAGTCTCTTATGCAAGAACAGATCGACGAAGCAGTAGTAGAACTATACAAGCATCCTGCTATTAGTAAATTTGAGAAAATTAATGGAAAAGATTTTAATCCTAACAGCACTGTTCAGCTCCGTAGCTTACTTTTTGATTTTATTGGTCTCAACCCTACTGGAAAGAAGACTGGTACAGGTGCAAATAGCACAGATGCAGAAGTACTTGGAGACTTGGCAACGCAATCAGAAGTTCCTGGACTCATACTCGCTATCAGACAAAAGTCTAAAATTAAGAATACTTATCTGGACAAGATCTTTCCGCAGTTGGATAGAGATAGTAGACTACGCACAGGATTCAACCTTCATGGTACAACTAGTGGCCGTCTTAGTTCTAGTGGTAAACTTAATATGCAACAGTTACCTAGGGATAATCCTATTGTAAAGGGTTGTATCAAAGCAGCGACTGGACACAAGATAGTTGCAATGGATTTAACAACCGCTGAAGTGTATGTTGCGGCTGTACTCGCAAAAGACAAAGCACTTATGGATGTGTTCCGTGCAGGAGGTAACTTCCACTCACAGATTGCAAAGAAAGTATTTAAACTACCTTGTGAGGCTAGTGAAGTAGCAGAGTTATATGGTATGCAACGTCAGGCCGCTAAAGCTGTGACCTTTGGTATCATGTACGGTGCAGGTGCGAATAAGATTAGTGAGCAGGTCACAAAAGATAGTGGTAAACCTTTCACTAGAAACGAAGCTCAAGAAGTAATTGATGATTACTTTAAAGAGTTCCACAGATTAAAATCATGGATTGAAGAGAACCAGAAGTTTATTCAACAAAATGGTTTCATTTACAGCTACTTCGGTAGGAAAAGGAGATTACCAAATGTCGCCTCAACAGATAAAGGCATCCAGAGTCATAGCGTTAGGTCTGGTCTTAATTTTCTGGTGCAGTCTGCTGCTTCTGATATTAACTTATTAGGTGCCATAGACATGAACTCGTGGATTAAATCAAACAATAAAAAAGCACGTATCTTTGCATTAGTACACGATTCTATCTTAGCAGAAGTACCTGACGATGAAGTCGATGAGTACATGATAAAGCTAGCACAATTTATACAAATGGATAGAGGTCTTTCTATCCCAGGAACTCCTGTAGGTTGTGACTTCGAGATTGTGCACGAAGACTACTCAGGAGGAAAATTCGAGAAAATGTATGGAACAATCTAAAACTTTAAAAAATTATTTACACCGAGTAGATCTAGATTTAACTGGTTTGTGCAACCGTACTTGTTACTTTTGCCCAAGAACTTTTAAGTCTTATCCCAATGTTAATGAGCATATGAGCCTAGAAACTATAGAGATAGTTCTTAAAGAATTAAGAACTTTCGGTTTCAAAGGTGTCATAGAACTAGCAGGTAGAGGTGAGCCTACTTTACATAAAGATTTTGGAAAAGTAGTAGATTTAGTCACTGCACAGCCAAGAAATTGGAAAGTACGAGTAACAACAAACGGGTATAGGATAGATAAGTTGTGGGGAGAGTATGCAAAAATAGATGAATTAATTCTTAATACATACACTAACCAAGAAGATTCTGACCTAATGCGAAAGAAGTATGTTGAGCTGCCTAATGGTAGGCGAATAGAACATTACTTTAAGCCCGATACAAATACTGTTGAACAGATGAATAAACTAGGAAAGCAAGAAGATACTGTTAGTGGTGGTCACTTTACCTACCAGTTTAATAACAGGGCAGGAGTGTTTAGCGATAAGGGAAGTACTGCAGGATGCTTTCATCCTATACGTCAAATCTTTATTGACTATCATGGTAACTACCAGATGTGTTGTAATGACTGGAAGTATCAAATAAAGATAGGTAATGTACACGACCGAAGCCTAATAGATATGTACGAAAATGACCCTAAGCTTAATAGAATACGTTGGAGGTTGCTGAATAACAATAGAAGTGCAATTCTTCCTTGTAAAACGTGCGATGATAAACAAGGGGAATCAAAAAACTCAATACACTGGATAAATAAAATAAAAAGTCTAGATGTATATAAACAAGGTATTATCCCTTCGGCTAAAGTAGGGGCTATATACGATGACGAGTTAACAGGAATAGAGATGAGACCGGTGTTTATTGAAGAATGATTGTAAATTATAAAACTATAGACTCTATTATAGAGTACCCTGTATTCTTACTACCTTCAGGAAACTGGGATGTTCAAGACGGTCTTTTAATCTTAGAGGACTTAGTGGTAGACGATAAAAATAAAGAAGGAAGAACTTTAGGTGCTAGACGTATGCAGACTGCTCATAAAGATGTGATGCCGTTAAAAAAGATGCTTACTTCTTATAATGGAATATTAAAACAAAAAACAAGATGTTTTATAGATAATGTCGGTGTACCCTTTATATATGAAAAAACTAAGTTTGTTCAACTAAAATATATTAAAATTAAAAAGGTGCAGCAAAAAGATATTGCTACACTAATATGGGTGAAAGGAGCTAACGCTCCCTTTACCGTTCCACGCCCACCCGAGGAAGGATATACTTGGGCTGGGGTTCTGCACTTACATGGACTTCCGTGGGTGCTTTATGAGTATTCGGAGACGAAACTCAAAGATACCAGAAAGAAAATATAATATGGCTAAAAAGAAAAAGACGCTTGCAGGGGTTAATTTTGACCTACAAGAAATAGAACCTTTAACACGTAACCAGCTTAAAGTATTTGAATCCAATAAACATCTCGTACTGCATGGACTCGCAGGAACAGGTAAAACATTTATATCCTCATATCTAGCATATGATGATATGGCGAAAGGATCGTTTCAAAAGCTAGTAATTATACGAAGTGCTGTACCTACTAGAGATATTGGTTTCTTACCAGGGACAGAGAAAGAAAAAGCTTCAGTGTATGAAGAACCTTATAAAGATATTGCTAATGATCTGTTTGGTAGAGGCGATGCCTATGAAATACTTAAACAGAAAAATTTAGTAGAGTTTATGACTACTTCATTTATACGAGGAATTACACTCAGGGATGCAGTTATTCTTATTGATGAGTGTCAAAATAT